AATTGCTAGTGTAACAACTGCAATACTTGTAGTCAACGCTATCAGTAATGCAAGCATAGTCATGGAATCTAATAACATTCTGTTACCTTTCATATTATATAATGGACTTGTAGTTATCCGTGTTAACTACCTGGGGCCGAGGAAAAAAGGGGAGAGGTGAGTGAGAGCCTAAGCCCCCACCCACCCCTCTTTGTTTATGCTTGCGATACTGAGGTAAGGACTACCTGCTTGAGACCAGGCTTTCTGTCCTTGTTGTCAATGTTGGGACGACGGTCCCATCGTGTATTGCCAATCCCTTCAGCGTTGATGAACGCTGTCTGGTCCTCAAGCCAGTTGAGTGCTCGAAGTTGTGCGATTACATTCTCATCGAAGATAACCACTCGTGTGGAGTCAGAGCAAATCATGCGCCCTGTTGGTAGTTGTTCGTAGTCGTTGATGGATGCTGTGTAGAATCCATTGCGGTCAACAACATTCTTGATAACGCTGTTCTTGAATGTGACTGTGTTCATGTTATTTCCTTTTCTGTTGGTAGTGTTGTTGTGCAGACCTGCTCCTGCACTTGTTCAGAGCAGGTCTGCCTTGCATTAGTTACAACTTGGACATACGGCGTGCTTGTTACACACCATTCGACAGTCTTGACAGACCATCTCATGTGGACCTAAGTCCACGACCAGTTCGAAAAACCTGTCGGATAGGTTGGTGATAGGCTCAACAAACTCTTCACGCTCAGCCTTTGGGTCATACCATGTGCCCAAAGTGGTGGGCGATACCCAGTCATGACCACTTGGTTCGGTTATGCTGTGCCACTGCGCAGGGTAGATAAGGTTTCCTTCGTCTACCATGTCATGGGCGATGTTGGTCGCCCGTGAGTCTCGCAGGTCTTGGCAGTCCACACATAGTTCCATTTGAATCATGCACTGGTAACATGGGTTGGATACAGTCAGTTCATCGGACATTGTACTTTCCTTTCTTATACCAACTGACTCTCTGTCAGTCGCTTAATTAGGAGCATGGGCTTGCATCGGATAGCCCAATCTTGGGCTAGACGCGGGGCATGGCTGGACTGTGCAGGGCGCTTGCGCCCAAGCAGGCGCACATTCATGGGCGCTCCAGACAGGCCAGATGCGTGGTTTACCACGCTGAGAGAAATCAGCCTGTTCGCATGCTCTGCTGAATAGGCAGAGCATTGGCTGATTTGCTGTCCATGCTATCATCAGGCGACTGAGAGAGAGAGATAGATGGCCAGCCATCGCCAGGGCTGTAACTATTTCAGTTTAATAAAACAGGGGCGAGGTAGTCCTGTCTATCGAGCCGCAGACTAGTCTCTGTCTACACTCAGCCTGTACAGTACAGGTCAACCTGTATCTGTCTACCTGTAGTCTGTTTCTGACCCTAGAGTGATTAAACTACGGCTGTAAGATATACTGTATCTCCCATAAAGATTTTCCCGTACAGTCCCCTATGCCCTGTTACTTAACTGTTTTAATTAAGTAAAAAGATTTTTGCCTTTGAACCGTTCGGAATGGCTGTTTGAACGGGTTAATACTATATAGAGACTATTTCTTTTACTACCTAAGCAAGTTCTTCAGGAACTTGCGTTACAGACTGTATCTACTATCCGTTACTAACTGGTCTGTACTATATGCAGATGGGACAGTTACGTGACTTTTCAGAAGACTAATAACCCCCGTACCGCTATGGCATCAGAGGCTAAAGCCAAAGTTTTGGCGCTGGTATCTGAAGGTATGTCGGTACATAGGGCTATGGAACAAAATGGCAAAAAGCCAGACACTGTTCGTATCTGGTGTCTAAGAGACCCAGCCTTTGCTACCGCCCTTGTCGAGGCAAAGGAAAACGCTAAAGAGCGTTCATTAAAAGCCATGGGCGTAGCCCGTGAAGATATTACCTTTCCTCAGTTTTCTGAGATGTTTTTGGACCAGCGGGTTTTTCCACATCATATGGATTGGATTGACCTATTAGAGGGACGCGAGCCATCATGGCTGCACCCCAATATGATTTACGAGCCAGGCAATCGGAACCGCCTACTTCTAAACGTTCCCCCTGAGCACGCCAAATCAACCGTCATTACGGTTAACTACGCAACTTATCGCATCGCTCTCAATCCGAACGTCCGCATTATTGTGGTCTCGAAGACCCTTGTTAAAGCACGCGAGTTCGTGTACGCAATCAAGCAGAGATTATCCCACCCGCGCTGGCTAAAGTTACAAACAACTTTTGGACCAGAAGGGGGCTGGAAAGAGGACTCAGATACTTGGCGAGTTGACACGGTCTATCTTGGGAGTGATGCGAGAAACTCAAGTGAAAAAGACCCAACGATTCAGGCACTGGGTATGGGTGGTCAGATTTACGGCGCACGTGCCGACCTGATTATCTTAGATGACTGTATAACTACCTCTAACGCTCACGAGCATGAGAAGCAGATTAACTGGCTGCAAAAGGAAGTTATTACCCGTCTGGGCAAGAACGGTAAGTTACTGGTGGTAGGAACCCGTATCGCCCCATCTGATTTTTATAAAGAACTCCGCGACCCTAAGCATTGGTCTGGTGGCAAGTCACCTTTCACATACATGGGTATGCCAGCAGTTCTTGACTATAGCGATAAGCCAGAAGACTGGACAACTCTCTGGCCTGCAAGTGATACACCCTGGGACGGGGATGAAGATACCCCACCTGATGAAGAAGGGTTATACCCTAAGTGGGATGGCGAAACGCTTTTCAAGCGTAGAAGCGAAGTAACCCCAGCAACATGGGCGCTTGTTTATCAACAAGAAGATGTAACTGAAGACTCTATCTTTCCACCTGAACTGGTGCAAGGTTCTATCAATGGCATGCGTAAGCGTGGTCCATTAAAGCCAGGTGCAACGGGACATCCACCTCAGGTTGAGGGTTACACTATTGTGGGCTTTGACCCTGCTATGGCGGGTAATGCTGCATTTGTGGCTATCACCTATAACAGGACCGATGGAAAGATTTATGTTCTAGAGTGTTTGAACATGCCAGACCCTACGCCACAAAAGATTAGGCAAGCCATTGAAGATTTTACACTTCGGTACAGACCGCAAGAGTTCCGCGTTGAAATCAACGCCCACCAAAAAGCCTACTCCCTTGATGAAGAACTACGAACATGGCTCTCTTCACACGGCGTACGGCTTAATTCTCACTTTACAGGCAAGAACAAATGGGACACAAACTTCGGTGTGGCATCAATGTCAACACTCTTTGGCACTACTCGTGAAGGCAAGTTCCAAAAGAACAACATTATAGAATTACCTAGTACTGAAAACTCAGAAGGTATGAAGGCGTTAGTCCAACAGTTAATTACCTGGAAGCCTGACACCAGAGGTAAGACAGATACTGTTATGGCTTTATGGTTTGCGGTTATCCGTGCCCGTGAGTTCATGCAGCAAAATAGCAATATCGCAAGGTATGCCAACAACCGTTGGGCTACTAGAGCGCAGCAACACAAACGTACCTCAATTAACTTAGATGATGCCGCATCTGAAATGTGGAATCACCAATACGGATAAGGAAAAAATAAATGGCAACTAAAGCACAAAAAGTATTAAAGACAGAATACATGAAAAGCACAGGCATGAACCCTACACTAGCGGCAACAAAATATGTTGTTAATGGACTTAAAGACCTTAATTTGTCACCTCAAGAAAAGCAAGCAATGAAGCAAAAGTTAATTCCAATAGTAGCAAATCGTATTAAAAATGACCGCGGTCGCACAAAGGGTCGTGCTGTAGGAATCGTAATGCGCGAAGAAAAGGCTCGTCTTAAGAAGGCAGCAGAAAGTATTTAATTAATTTTTAATCAACCGTTAGGACAATAATGCTTTCGATAGAACAGATTTCAGCACGCGTTGCATCCCTTAAGGACCGCGCTGCAGAGCGTGATGCACGCCAGCAAGATGTTCTTGCTGTCCGCAAAGGACAGATAGCAAGTGTTTACCCAGATTTTTTTCCACAGGGTGTTGATGCTAACGTAGTAGCAAACTTTATTGACATTGTGGCCCGTGACCTTTCTGAGGTCATGGCTCCACTACCATCTGTCAATTGTTCTGCTGCTAACCAAGCCAACGACCGTGCTCGTAAGTTTGCAGATACACGCACTCGTATTGCTAACAATTATTTTTCTAACTCAGATTTACAAGTACAGATGTACACAGGCGCAGACATGTACATCACATTTGGTTTCGTCCCTTTCATCATTGAATTAGACGAAGAAGCAGGGCTACCGCGTATTCGCGTAGAAAATCCAGTGGGGGCTTACCCAGAATTTGACCGCTACGGACGCTGTATCGCCTTTGCTAAGCGTTA